CAGACTAAATCATCTGGGGAGTGAACTTACAATAAACTGGATCATTGATGTTACGAATCTCCAAATCCTCAATTGATGGGAATCCCTTAATTATGTCCTCCACAGTCAAATTCATTTTGCGCATTATTCGTGTAACATCAGTCCTCTCAGACTTGCGCAAATGTGCCACATACATCTCACGAATTGACATCTTATTCAAACTCGGCTGGGACATCAAGAAGGAAAACACAAAAAACAGGAAAACATAAGCATGCAAATTAGTTCCCATTGAATCATATGCATTCCCCATACACGATAACACACAATCAATCATACTCCTTGGTCCATCACTCCCATAAGGGATCTTATAATAGTATTGCCAAGTGGGGCGATATGGGACAATTCTAGCCACATCAGGCCTCTTGAAATGTTTGGGCTTATTAATCAAATACCTCTTCAAGAACACAAACCCAGGAACACTAATCCCACCATAACTGTTCGGTACAGTTACGGCAGGAACATTCATATTAATGTCCTTAACATTCATATCCAAAAACCTAAACAAAAATTTCGCAAATTCCATTTCATTTATCAAGTGCGAAATTTCTTTGTGTGATCCAATTACGTGATCGTCTCCATAAACAATTATCACAATTTTCCCTTGATTGAACCAAAAATCAATTCTATCCCTAAATGCAGGATTCATTGCACGGACATATTCAAAGAAGAAGAAAAACATTGCTCCCAGAATCCACGAATCACCATGAGAAGTGGAATATGCACCTGAAGGCATACCACCTAATATTATTCTCCACACGTTTCCATACATGTGAGTCATCCGTCTTGTCAACCTTCTCAACACAAACTTCTGAAGATTCTGGTATACATACGTGTACTGATCCTTTTTAAAGTACACCCCTGCACTCCCAACATAATATTCCATGAACGCACGCTTCACAGACATATCATAATTAGCAACATCTCCATCAGAGTACCTCATACACGAATCATCCCCCTGCATTACTTCATAAAGTTGCAGAGCTCCTCCACGCCACCAAGGCATTCCAATCCTAATCATTTTCCCTCTTTCAACCATTTGCCTATGATGCAACACATGCAACTCCGCAAGATAAACAGTATAAAAGCTAATATTGTAATGACGCAACTTATTCCTATGATCGGAAACAGCCTTAGCAGTTACTTTACCTGCAGAGTTAAAAATCTCAGATTTCGGTGACGCAACCCAAGCCTGATCAGAATCATCAGGAACTCCTTCAAATGCCTGTTCAACTAACTTAATATAATTCTGATACGCATACTGACGTTGTTCAAGCTTTCTGCCACTCAC